TGAATATACTTAGAATTTATTTTTGACATCATATTGGCAATCCGTCTCAAAATTATTGTTCCAACGTACAATTGGTACGGATCAAAATTTTGCAAGAAAACAAATTAAAAAATTTCAAAAAAAAAATAAGTAATATTACCAAAATAATATTACTAAACTACCATATATTATTAAAAAATAACTTAAATAAATATATTGCAGATATACAAAATGATTGTAGAAATATTTAAGATCACATTATACACATGCGGTTGCGGATATAAAACAACAAATAATGGAAATGCTATTAAACACAAGAAAGTTGCGTGTGGTCATGAGATGAAAAACGAAAAAAAAGAAATGGTATTGAAAGAAGATTATGATAACAAAGGAAATATAGTCATCGATGGCGACCATAATACGGCAAATGTCGACAACAGCACCCATACGACAACAAATATTGACAACAGCACTCACACGACCAACATCACGTTGGTGCTGCCGGAGAAGACGACCAAAGAAGACTTTCTAGATTTTCTCGGAACGCTCGGAAATCTTGGGTACAGATCCGCTCGCGAGATCATCGACATGCCGGGGAAAATGCTGATGTTCACCCGAGACGCCAAAAAACTTCCCGGCGCTCTCATCGAACGAAATAATAAGATCATCGAAAAGCTTCCCGACGGATCGGAACGCGTGATGGGAAAGAAGAAAGCCGTCCAAACGTACACGCACGAAGCTGTCGACGCGCTGTGTAAGAAACCGCCCTCCAAATGCGTAGACGAATACTTAGAAGAATATCGAGGGCTCAAAAAGAATAAGATGTCTGTTCAAGATGCAGCTATGCTTCGAGCAACCGACCCGGTCGCCTATCATCACGAGGTTCCCGCGGCAGTAAAAGCGATCCAGCAGCGAATAGAGACTAATACGGAGAAATGTTTGAATCTTATCACGACAGAAAACAAAACCAATGGATTTTTATGATTATCATTTGATTCCGGCGATTCATATCGTCACAAAATGTAATATAATACTCTCGATGAACATATACATCACAATTACAATGTTTGCCAAGAACGTCGCCGTCGTGGGCTCCGGATATGTCGGCAGTGCTATGTCGTACGTGGTTGCTCGTTTAAGAATAATCAAATAAAAAATATTACGACTAATTAAAGTTGAGAATGTCTCTTGTGCAACTCATAGCTTCAACACCGATCGATGCGTACTTTTATGGAATGCCTAGACACAACGCTTTTTTGTCACGCTTTTCTTCCAGCGTACCATTCTCGACAGAATTGATTCGGATGGACCTCGTTTCTTATAAGACTCCTGGTCAAGGCGATCTCATCGTTCCTCGGAAAGGCGATCTTTTGAATGGAATTTATTTGCAAGTCCAGATGAAAAAATTGAGCACTTCAGGGACACAATTCTTCCCGATCGAGAATCTTGTAAAAAATGTTCGATTATTTATCGGAGGACAACTTATCGAAACATATGATAATAATTTCATCAGATTGCGGAATACTATTTTGACCGGAAATGAAGAAAAGGACGCGGTCTATACAATAGAACAATTTGAATCTTCGGACTCTGATGGAATGGTTCGATCACTATGGATGAAATTACCATTCTGGTTCAACACACCTTCTCTCGCGCTTCCTTTGATCAGTTTGCAATATCATGAGATTCGTATCGAGTTCGAGTTCGAAGATCCTGCGAATATTCCAGGCATAGATCCTACGTTTTCTCCGGTGATCACGTGTTGGGGCGAATACATATTCTTGCCGTCAGAAGAAAGAGTTTTATTTGCCAAAAAGCCACATAAGTACGTGATAGAGCAAACGCAGACGAATAACTTCATGTCCAGAATTTCGAATACGTCGAGCCTCACAACAAAGTATAATTTGAACTTTAATCTTCCGGTGAAGTATTTGTTCTTCGTGTTCAGACAAGAAAACGTGTTTGGTATTTATTCCGCGGATACAACAATTGGCTTACCTTCTGACGATAAGCATGTCCCGTTACAGTCTGCAAAATTGCAGATAAACGGTATCGACAGATTCGAAGAACAGCAGGGGTCATATTTCAGACTCATGGAAACGTATCGAACTATGAAGTCGGTTCCTCCCGCCGGAATCCACTCTTACTTTTTCTCAAAGAATCCCTTGGATGTTCATTCGACCTCGGGAACTTTGAACTTCTCCGCGCTGGATATGGTCACGATGATCGTGACGACCAAAAAAGCAAGCGCAGTGGATCAAACTGCCATATTCGACGAGCAAACGTGTACGACCTCTGCGACTAATTTGAAAATATTCACCGTGATCGCGAGGTCGATGAACATTCTTCGAATCGAAGGTGGCATGGGAGGAATCATGTTCGCAAATTAATATGTAAAAAAAAAATTATGTTACATTAAATGTCTTCATTTATCGCAGCAAATCCTGTGATCGCATCAGGAAAGGCTCAAATATTCGAAGTATTCGATGGGATTTTTCATAATCTTCTGATCACGGGAAATCTCACGTCCACTGCAAACATTGGTTTGATCGAAGATCTCGTAGTTGGAAATATACAAAGCAATGTAGCAGATATCGGTCGGTTGAACGCAAATGTTGTTGACATCATCCAACTGAACGTTGATAGTGCAAACATTAATCACCTAAATGTTGATATTTCAAACATCAACCAGCTGATCGCAAATGTATCAAATATCAGCCAATTGAACGTCGATAGTGCCAACATCGTTATGATGGCTGCAAATATAGCAAATATCATTCAGTTGAACGCCGACTTTGCCAACATCGAACATTTGACAGCGAATACGATAAACGCAATAAATATCACTGCCGACGGCAACGTGAGTGCAGATTATTTTATAGGTGACGGAACGAGACTCACGGGAATCAACGTGAATGCCAACGTGAACGTCATCACAGATCAATATTTACTCGCTAACGTAGTTCAATCGAATATATACTTGAGTGCAAATGCTGTGAATCAACCGAATATGTTGGCGTCGCTCGATTCTTCTGGTAAAATTTTTCAGCAGTCTCTCAACGGCTATTTGGTAGTGCCAGAAGGATACGCAGCAAATGCAGCCGTTCGATTAAACCTCGGAGGCGGCGGGCTCCCGATCGGCTCTATCGTACGACAAATTGACAACGGGAATTCGTACATGTTACTGGATTCTCCATCGAATATCGACGCCAATTGGATCACGTTCGACGGCGTGATATTTCCGGTAAATACGGTATTCGGCAGAACCGGTGATGTTTTAGCGACATACGGAGACTATTTAGATTCGTATGTCGAACTTTCTGATTCGGTCGGCGTAGTACCCGCAGGAAATGCGGTGTCCGAAGCATTGGCCATGTTACAAGTCACGAAGAAAGACAAGATCAACAGACAATCCATGTGGGTCACGAATGGATCTCAGAGCATTTCAAATACGACGACAATACCGATATCTTTTGGATCATTTAAAACGACTAGCGCATCTAACGCGACGATCATATCTATGGCTGCAGGAGGTATATCGAGTGCGATGTTCAAAAATACAGGCAACGATAATTTGTTCGCGATATCTACGAGGGTGACATTTGGAAATATGGCAAATAATGGAGAATCCACTGTCGTGATGTCGATGAACGGAAATACGAGTTCGGTGAATCGCCTGGCAGAATCATATCAAACGAGCGTCACTCCGTTACACACGCAGATACATTCGTTATCTAGCACAGTATTTATTCCTTCCGGCGAATTCGTCGAAATTCTTGTGACGGTCGATAACAATGTATCGTGTTCCGTAGACGGATTAATTTCATTTTCGCAGATAAATTAAAATATATTTATTTAGTATCACAATACAATGCCGACTCTACCGCCGACATTTCTTCGAACAACATTATATACGAATGAAATAAGAGGTAATGTCATTGTAAAAGGAAATTTGTATGCAGCTTCTAATGTCCAAGCAACGTACTTCATCGGTAATGGTGCATTTATTACCGGAGTCACAGCGTCGCTTCCGTCGGAATTTTCAGCGGACGTATTAGGTAATGTCACAGGTTCGTTCATCAATGTAAGCAATACGACTTCTACATACTTCACAGGTAATTACTCGACGCTGTCTGGAAACTCATCAGCCAATTATTTCCTTGGTAATGGTGCGCTGCTGTCCGGAATCACAACCACGCTCCCCTCAGAGATCGACGCAGATATCATCGGTAACGTGACTGCCACCGGTAACGTGTCCGCAGAATACTTCCTCGGTAACGGTGCGTTGTTGACCGGCATCGAACAGTACGTTCTGCCCGCGGAGATCACTGCAGATGTCCTTGGTAACGTCACCGCCACCGGAAACGTATCTGCGGAATACTTCTTAGGTAACGGTGCGCTGCTGACCGGCATCGAGCAATATGTGTTGCCCGCGGAGATCACAGCCGACGTCCTCGGTAATGTGACCGCCACCGGGAACGTGTCCGCGGAATACTTCCTAGGTAATGGTGCGATGCTCACTGGCATCAATGGTCAGAGTATTTCAGGAAATGTTCACGTGGAAAATGTGGTAGCAACCGGTAACGTGTCCGCCCATTATTTAATCGGTAACGGGTACAACTTGGTTCTAGATGGGTACACTCTCAAACCCACTGGCAACGTTGCAAATGCGGCGGTTCGTCTCGCTTTACCGGCTCCAATTGGTACGATCGTGCACCAGGATGATATAGATCAGGAGTATATGCTACTAAATATTCCAGCTAATGTAGACGCAAATTGGCTGGAATTCACCGGAGCAAACTATCCGGTCACGAGTGTGTTTGGCCGCATAGGAGCCATAGAGCTACTATCTGGAACGGATGTGAATACCATTGGTGGTGCGAGCATCGTAGGAAATGGAGATATCACGAGTTTGTCGGTCGATATCCTCGGTAACGTGACCGCCGCAGGCAATGTGTCCGCGGAATACTTCTTAGGTAATGGCGCGCTGCTATCCGGCATCGAACAGTATGTTCTGCCCGCGGAAATCACAGCCGACGTCCTCGGTAATGTGACTGCCACCGGAAACGTGTCCGCGGAATACTTCCTCGGTAACGGTGCCTTGTTGACCGGCATCGAACAATACGTTCTGCCTTCTGAGATCACCGCCGACGTCCTCGGTAATGTGACCGCCACCGGAAACGTGTCCGCTGAATACTTCATTGGTAACGGCGCCTTGTTGACGGGCATCGAGCAATATGTCCTTCCTTCCGAGATTACCGCCGATGTTCTTGGTAACGTGACCGCCACCGGGAACGTGTCCGCAGAATACTTCCTCGGTAACGGTGCCTTATTGACGGGCATCGAACAATACGTCCTGCCCGCGGAAATCACCGCCGACGTTCTGGGTAACGTCACTGCCACCGGAAACGTGTCCGCAGAATACTTCCTCGGTAACGGTGCGCTGCTGACGGGCATCGAACAGTACGTCCTGCCCGCGGAAATCACTGCCGATGTCCTCGGTAACGTGACCGCAACCGGGAACGTGTCCGCAGAATACTTCCTCGGTAACGGTGCGCTGCTGACGGGCATCGAACAGTACGTCCTGCCCGCGGAAATCACTGCCGATGTCCTCGGTAACGTGACCGCCACGGGAAATGTGTCCGCAGAATACTTCCTCGGTAACGGTGCCTTGTTGACCGGCATCGAGCAATATGTTCTGCCCGCGGAAATCACTGCCGATGTCCTCGGTAACGTGACCGCCACAGGGAACGTGTCCGCGGAATACTTCCTCGGTAACGGTGCGCTGTTGACGGGCATCGAGCAATACGTTCTGCCCGCGGAAATCACCGCCGATGTTCTGGGTAACGTCACCGCAACCGGGAACGTGTCCGCGGAGTATTTCCTCGGTAACGGTGCGCTGCTGACCGGCATCGAGCAATACGTTCTGCCCGCAGAAATCACCGCCGATGTCCTCGGTAACGTGACCGCCACCGGAAACGTGTCCGCGGAATACTTCCTCGGTAATGGTGCGATGCTCACTGGCATCAACGGTCAAAGTATTTCAGGAAATGTTCACGTGGAAAATGTGGTAGCAACCGGTAACGTGTCCGCCCATTATCTCATCGGTAACGGGTACAACTTGGTTCTCGATGGGTACACTCTCAAACCCACTGGCAACGTTGCAAATGCGGCGGTTCGTCTCGCTTTACCGGCTCCAATTGGTACGATCGTTCATCAGGATGATATAGATCAGGAGTATATGCTATTAAATATCCCTGCAAACGTAGACTCCAACTGGCTGGAATTCACCGGAGCAAACTATCCGGTCACGAGTGTGTTTGGCCGCGTAGGAGCCATAGAGCTACTATCTGGAACGGATGTGAATACCATTGGTGGTGCGAGCATCGTAGGAAATGGAGATATCACGAGTTTGTCAGTTGATATCATCGGTAACGTGACCGCCATGGGTAATGTGTCCGCGGAATACTTCCTCGGTAACGGTGCGCTGCTGACCGGCATCGAACAGTATGTTCTGCCCGCGGAAATCACAGCCGACGTCCTCGGTAATGTGACTGCCACCGGAAACGTGTCCGCGGAATACTTCCTCGGTAACGGTGCCTTGTTGACCGGCATCGAAC